ACTTGCCCTTCTCAAATGCGATACCGACAAGCAAAATACTTATGCCAGCTGCGACTATTCCTAATGGCAGGATGAACAAACCTAGACCTATTGAGATTGTTGCTAGACCAACCACTTGCAGGATAGACGGTATCAACGCAACTCCTAGAAACTAAAGAACTGGGGTACAACGGGTTCTTCTCTTGAAACAGTTGCCCTATCAAATCCTATGATACTAGCAACTGCCGCATCTATCTTTCGTGGCGAGCCGCGATGTTCTTTGACAATTCTTGGGCCTAGCCGATCAGTCTTAACTACGGCGTTTTGTAGGTGTCTGAGCAATAGGGGGTTGCCGTCATGCGTGAGCTTGTTAGATACAACTGCATCATAGAATTTGGCACAGGCTGGAACCATACGAGCCGGGGAAGTAGACGGCCATTCAACAATGGGAAAGCCTGCATCATCTAGCACTTGCATTGTTCGTTGCCAACGGAATGGGTCACAGGCAATTTCTTTAACGTTGTGAGTTGAGCAGAATTCAATGATTGTGTTTTCTACATCCATAATGTCTACGCGCCATTCGTCATCATCTTCTGGCTGCTTTTCCCAAGCCTTGACCATAAAGACATAGGGCTGTTCTTCTACCGTTACGCCAATGATTACAGAAGCATCACCGCTAAACGAGCCGTCAAAGCCTAAGACCACTGGGGTATCTGGCAAAATCTCACGCTGAATCTCTAGCTGTTCCCAAGCACCGTTAGGTAGCCAAGCGGTCTGACTGCTCACCCACTGGTTACAACGCTTGGTTCTAAACTCTGCTTCAGGGGTTCGCTTGACCATAGCTTCAAAATCTTTAGGGTCGTTGAGATCACCAAAGGCAGGGTTTGCTTGTTTCCAAGTTTCTAATAAGTGGTGGTCTGCATCTGGTTGCGCTTCCCACCAAGCCATGAAGAATGTTGGATCATCTATTTCTTTTTGAGCTACACGCTTGCCATACTGATAAAGGCTGTATGCGATTGAGTCTTGACCAGATGAATCTGCTTTTACTCCGGCTGTGGTTAAAGCAATCAAAATTGGCGATCTACGCGCACCCATACCAAGTTGCATAACATCAAAGAGTTCACGATTAGGTGAAGCGTGAATTTCATCGAATAGAACTGCGGTTGGGGAAAGGCCTTCTTTTGAGTAGCTTTCACTTGATAGAACTCGGTACACAGAACCAGTTGAAGGCACTTCAATAGCATCACGATAAACCTTGCAAAGTTCTGACAGTTCAGGTTCTGCTTCAATCATCTTCTTAGCATCACCAAAAACAATTCTTGCTTGCTCTTTATCTGCTGCACAGGAATAAACTTCACCACCGTTAGGCCCCATGATTAAAGACCAAAGACCAATGCCAGAACCTAATGCTGATTTGCCGTTCTTTCGAGCCATACCAATTAGGGCTGTGCGGTGTCTAAACTTTCCATCTGCACCTACTGCAAACAAGTGGCGCATCAGTTCGTGTTGCCATTCTCGCAGTTGCATCTTGTCACCTGAGAAACCTGCAACAGTTTCCTTAGTCTGAATAGCAAAAGTATCTATGAACTCTGAAACTTCCCACCCACGAGATTTGTTAAGTGCAGCTTTGTTTACAGGAGTCAGCCAAGTTGGTGGCCAAGATTCAATTTGAGTTGGCACGAGATTTCAGCTCCTCTAGCTTTGACTGACGTTTAACCTCAGCCACACCTAGCCGTGAGCGATCTGTTGGGGTGAATCCTAGAAGCGACAAGTTAGCAACTAACTGACGGTCTAGATCGCGCAGGGCTTTTCTTTCGTCTGGTCTGTTGTTTTGCAAAACCTGAATGCGCAAGTTACGGCGTTCATCCAGTAGCTCGCAAGTCATAAGCAGAATCTCAATGTCAGTCAGTGGACTTAACCAAGTTTGACCCATGCCCCAGATGCGTTCCCAAAGTTCTGTGCCTGCACTACCAAGTGGGCGGTTAGGTTCTGGAATGTCGTAAGCAGACGGCAACAGGACAAGTTCTTTTTGGTCTGGCAATGTACGTTTGCCGGGGTTGCCAGTAAGCCGTTTCTGTTCAATCGGTTTTGGTGGTCTGCCACGCGGAGCCATAGTTATTCCTTAATTAGAGAACCGCAAGTTGGACAAACTTTATCCTCATTGAATTTTAACGGTTCATCACTTTGTTCACCTAATGGTGGTTGCAAAGATTCAAAACCTAGTTGTTCAAGTTCCCAACCATTAGCATCAAGTTCAAGTAACTGATCTGCAAGAACCTTGTCATCCCATTCTGCAAGTTCAGCAGTGCGATTGTCAGCAAGTGCAAAGGCGCGTATCTGCTCCCAAGTCCAACCAACCGGAGTGCGAGCAATTACAATCTCAGTCCAACCTAAAGACTTCGCAGCTTCTAGTGTTCCGTTGCCAGCAACAACGATTGAGTCAGGCGTTACGCAAATTGGTTTACGTTGCCCAAACTTTTCTAGTGAGTGAGCTATTGCCTGCAAGTTTTTGCCGTCATGCTTTCGTGCATTAGCCGGGTCAGGGGTCAAGCTGTTTACGTTTACGGTTTCGATGCGCAGTTCAGTCATGCAAACCAGTCTACGCAAAAACCGCGCAAACATTGAATTTTCAAAAATCGGGAATTTCGCGGAACTCTGCACCGTGCTAGGTCGGGGTTCAGGGTGGGGTGTGTGTGCCAGAATCCGACCCGCCCCCCGGTCATACGGTAGGGGGTGTGTTTCCCCTGCGACTGTTGCACGACCTGTGAGCTGCGATCAACGGACTTGTTGGATCGCTTGGGTAGTAGTGGTCAGCCGTAAAGGGGTCATCCAGCCTGCGACCTTGCCCACATAGCCAACAGACAGTAGCGGTATCTCTGACTATCTTTGCTTGCTTGGCATAATTACCTTTGTAATGAGGTCTATTGGCGTTACGGGTGGCATCGGCTAGGCGTTGGCAACTGTCACATAGTGACGAGTTACGGTGCAGGGTCTTGCACTTCAAGCAAGGTTTCTTAAACGCCATTGCTTACAATTATCTTTCCATTCGTGTAACTCTTGAACTGGTTGATAGTTCCCCGTGTGTTGGGGTCGTGCATACTAGCCCCCTCCATCGCTCTTAAAGCTGAAAGATCGTGATTCTTATTCCAGTCTGGTTTGTATTGTTTGTCAGATAATGAACCAAGTGCTAGCTCTGCGCCTGTACCTATTGCCCAGTAAGGCTTGGCTGTTAGTACGCTTAGGTTCTCGCTGATCATAAAGGCTTGACCATGTGTGATGAGCAGGGCTTCTGCTTCCATCTCGGTATCTTTAACAGTGTCATCTATTAGTGGGATCACCTTAGTAACGAGCCACTTCATCCACTCACCAGACTTAACTACTTCTGCCGGTGGCTTAGGGTACTCAATGGAGTATTGGAGTTGGTCGCATACTCTTGCGCTACCTGCTACACCGATTAGCCATGTGTCTTGCTGAACGATCTTGTGCATGTCAGGGTGAATAAGGTTTGATGTTATCCCTTGATCTGCCGTGAGCGTGGCAAAGTTGTTGCCTGTTGTTGTAATGATCGTGGTCATAGCTTGATTCCGTCTGTTAGGTGTACGCCGTATCTAACTAGGTCAGCTGCTGATTGCATCCCGGCTAAGTATTCATTGGTAATAGATGAGTCACCCAGTACGCGATAGGCAGCCATTGCTTCTATCTCTGCATCTAACACGGATGCTATTGCCATGCGAGTAATGCCTACGCTTAGGCTCATACGCTTGATGCTGGCTTCTAGCTTGTCAATGTCTGCTTCTGGTTTATTCTTTAACGCTGAACGCACAAGGTCATTGTGAATCGTCACGCCAACAGTATCTGTCCAGTTCATGCGCTTAGTCTATTAAGGTCTAAGACTTGTTTTATCTATTGACACGTTGGCAGCCTGTAAGCATTCCCAGTAACTCTCGTGATCTTGTGTATCACAACCAGCGCGACAAACTGTTTGTGCTATTGGCACACTGCACATAGGGCAAACCCAAGCATTGTTACGAAAGATAATTGCAGGCACTCCACAATCACAATTAAAGTCCACTTTCTCTTTTGCCATTAGTCATCCCAACTGTTCTTTAACCAGCCCTCAGCTTTGCCGATTGCGGGGTTCTGCGTTATGTAAGTGTGGCAAGGTCTGCACAACAGCGCAAGGTTTGCCCGGTCTGTGATGCTTCCACCTCTAGCCCTTGTCTTGATTTCGTGTACGTCTGTTGCATAAGCGATAGAGCAACGCTGACAAGCAGGGAAGTCCCGTAGCAACTCTTTAACCAACTTACGGCGTTCAGTTGCGTACAGGCTTTCCATCTTCTTAGAGCGTGGTCTTATTGGCTTAGTCATTGAACGGTAAGTCCCTAACTGTTGAGATACACCTTTGTTTCATTACTTGCATTGCAACGTGTAGCGCAGGCTCTTGGTCAGTTATCTTAATAGCTTCTAGGGCTTCAATAATTGTGTCGCGGTAAGCAATCAGGCTTTTGTTCCTGTAACAACTAGGGCATAGATCATAGACAGTTGGTGGGTCTGTCTTGTAGTTATGGACTGCCCACCAGCCATCCCCAATAGAGGATGACCGGGGGCAAACACCACACTTACTTGTCATCGGTAAACGGCTTAGTTAGTTCTTCTGTGTAAGCGTATTCACGATCTAGCTTTGCAAAGATTGGCTCCATTGAGTCAGTCTGACCGTTTAAGTAATCAAGCCAAGCAATGTGTTGTTGGGCTTTGTGATGTAACGCTAAACGATACCCGGCAAAGAACACCAAGATAGTCGTAGATACTACTGAAAGAATTAGGGCGATAATCATAACCAAGGGTCACTTTCTGTTGCTGTTACTTTTGCTTTGGATGCTTTAACTACCGCTGCAATTTCGTCAGCTGTAATCTCTAAGGTTGTACGCTCAACGCCGTTCTTGTCCTCGTACTTTACAACTTTGCACTTACCGACTACTAGGATCGGCTGACCTTTCTTGAAGGTATCTGCTGCTGCATCTGCTAGACCACGCCACAAAACAATGTCGAAGTAGCTTGTTTCGCCGTCTTGCCATGTGCCGTCTTGATTCTTACGGCGTTCGTTGCATGCAATGCGCATCTTGCAACGGCTTACGCCTGACTGGGTAACTTGGAAGTCTGGCTCAAAGACCAAGTTCCCGGTTGCTGTGATTGTTGGTAGTGCCATTAGATTGCTCCTGCTTCTCTTTGTCGCTCACGGTATGTGCGCGAATTCTTAGCTTCATTTGTTTCTGTGTATAGCCGTCTTTTGTATTCTTCATCTATCCTTATTGGCGTGATCTTGAAGAACCTGCGTAGTTCTACACGCTTTGTTTCTGTTGTTCCTGCCCAGTAACCATTGACCTTGACCTTTAACGCATAGTCAAGGCAACTATCAAATACCGCGCAACTCATACAAATACGCTTGAGCGTTGCTTCCGTGCTTGGTGCTATTGCGCCAGTGGGAAAAAACAGTTCTGGGTCTACGCCTAAGCAATTAGCCTGCGAAGTATCAAACATCTTGCACCTCGCTTGCTATCACTTGACAGCCAACACGATCTGTGGCGTATTGCTTTGATGCACTTACAGCTATAACTAAGGCATCGTCTGTGTAAAGTCCACCAGTTGTGAGTCCGTCAAATGTGCTGCGAATCAGTTTGTCTAAGTCAGGCTTAACGCTTGGCCACTTACGGCTAACGGTCTTAGGTCTTGGCAAGTGAAACACAAGAGCGATCTCTACCGGGGTAGTAATTGTCCATTGTTCTGCGTTGGGCCATTTGCTAGCTCGATACTCTTGCGTTTGAGTTGCAACGGCTTCGCGCCAAGGCTTAACTTTTTTGCTTGACTCAACCATTACTACGCGACCATTCTTCACAAAGCCATTCTTAGAACCTTGTGGTGCTGGTTCACCTTCTATGAAGTAACTAATCACACGCCTATCCAAACTGCGTGAACTGAACCGTGTGACTCTTTGCGTTTCGCTGTTGCATAACCCACCTTGCGGATAATGCCAGCCTTAGCAGCTTTGTTCATCACTGCGCCTGATGCGTTGTTTTTGTTCATGCCTACGCCACCTGACGGCAACCCGGTAAGAGCTAAAACATCCTCGCTAGTGAATTCAACCTTGCGACTTGCTAACAGTTTGATTGCTTCAAATGCTTGCTCTGACCAGACTGGTTGTGCATCTAAAGCCAGTTGCATTCCGTATTGTTTTAAGTCACTCATCATCTACAACCAATCTCAGCTGCGCTACTAAAGCATCATGCTGTTCTTGTATCTGTCGTGGTAACGATTGCGCGAAAGCCATAATCAACATGCCAAAGAAACCACCTAGCAGGAATAACACTGCTCCTAATACAAAGCTCATGCGCCTAACTCAACTTTCTTGTTGTCAAAGATAAGCCGTAGGTTGCGCTTTTCTGCATCTGTAAAGGCTCCACCTTGAATCAGTGGCACTACCTCAGTTAGTTCGATTAGTGAACCAGCGTTACCGATTCGTTCAATCATCTTCTGAGTAGCTGTGCTTAGTTCTTTAGTTGCTTTCGGTGCAGGTTTTGTTTCAACCGGTGCTTCCTTAGCCCAAAGATCAAGAGCTACGCCGAATCTCATACTTGCTGTCCTGAGGGCGTTAGAAATCGCTCCCTTGCAGGCATCGAACTTATCTCTGCCCTGTGGTTCACCGTAGCCGTAACGAGTAACGCCACAAACAGTAAGTTTTATCCAGAGTCCACCGTTGCTATCAAACTTAGGCAAACCATCAGCATCAAATGCAACTGGTTCCCAAGTCCACAATGGGTCTACTTGTAGTAAACGATCTGTTACCCAAGCGTGGCTGACGTAATCTAGTTGCAAACCGCCAGTTGGCAGCTTCTGAATCTGCTCTTTAGCAAACGGTGCGCGTAACGCATCTTGTTGTTCTTGTTTCATGCTTTGTTCCTGTTCTCTTGAATGTTTTGAAGCTTGCCTACGAGTGTGTAGAAGTCTTGACGGCTCATCTTGGTTGTGTCAAAAGGTTTATCAAGTAAGGCTGACATAAACTCAACCTGATGCGCTGGATGCGTGATGCCTATGTATTCCAGCATCTTTCTAATCTTGTGCTTTTCATCTAGTGATGCGCGTTCCATCCCAAAAGGTACATAGCCCATTAGTTACCACCTAAAGCAAACCAAGTGCCAACAAATAAAACGTAACCAATACCGACAACGGCGATTGCTTGCAAGAGTGTGCCAATCATCTTGGCGCGTGGTGTCCAGTTCCAGTCACGCATTGTGCAACTCCACCAATCTGTCATTGGCAAGCAAGTATTCTGCTTTATCAACTGCAATCGGTAGCCACCTAAAAGAGCGTGGATACATAATGTAAGCGCGTTTAATGCCATAACTTGTAACAGTAAATTTAATAGTAGACATTATGCGTTCACCTCTACTACCCAACCAAGACCGTCTACTTCGTAGATGTTTAGATCGGATTCAGCAGTCTTAAAGATTTGCACTCTGCGTGAGTAAAAATCCCGCGCTTGCTTTTCTGTGTAGAACTTAAATGTAATTAGTTCTTTTTGCTTTGTCATGTCTTTGTTCCTTTGCTTCTCTCAGAACCTGTGTGGTTCTTCCTTATGTGTATAACAATACACGAATCAAGCTAGTTGTCTAGCCCATTTTGCAAGTTTTTTTAATTATTTTTTTCCTACATTTGTTCTAATTTGTGTAGGCAAAAACCCTTAAGAATCGGCGTTTCTCTAGTTTGTCCTTTGGAACCTTGCCAGACTTAGATAACTTCTGGCGTTCGATTGGATCCAATCCACCCCACATGCCCCACTTTTCGTCTAAGCCAATCTCTAGGCAGAAGCCCACAACTGGGCATTCCTCGCAAAGTCTTTTGGCTATCGCAAATAGATGCGGTTCGTCATTCTCAGGAAAGCAAGTGTCAGGGTGGGCATCTCTACAAGCAGCGGAATACATCCACGAATCTGGCGCAGTGCAGATCAAGCACATTCCTGAATCTAGCCACGCTTCATGGTCGCAATCTTTGAGCATCCATCCATTATGGTCGCTTGAGTCCTAGTTCCACCAATTTGGCTCGCACATCATCTGGCATTCCTTGTGACCTAGGACTTGAGCCAATAGCTCGCACATTGTCTATTTCGTGTTGGCGTGATCTGTGAGCAGTCCACATTGCGTTGAGGTGAGCCGGCATTAAAGTTTCTGTTGCTGATTTGTAATGCTTGCCAACTGCATCACGCGCAAACTCAAAGTCCATAGCTTCGCTTAGTGCTAATGACCAGCCTTCGACTTTTGCCCTAAACGCTGATTCGTCAGCTGCACCAAGTCGGGCATCTATCGCCATTGCGACTGCTAACACTTTGCCTACATCTGCTTTGTTCACTGTTCTAGTTCCTTTGTGTCGTTCTCTAGGTTCTTTAGCCAGTCCATTGTCTTGGTGAACTTGCTTTGCTTGTTACCTCGCTGTGCTGCAAGTCGTAACTGGTCGTATTGCTTGCGCAACTTACCGGGACTCATAATGTTGCCACGCCAAAAGTCATCTGCTTGACACCACTCAATAGCTTTAGTGATCTGTTCCCAACTGCGTTCGTCAATCCTGTTAAGTCGTTCCATGTCACTTAGCCACTTTTGATTAACAGTTGGTCTGCGTGAACCATTGGCTTGAATTAGGTCAGCCAGCAAATTGCAAGCCCTATGATTCTCAGCACCGTAGGTGCGAGTATTAAGTTCATTGGTTCTTAGTTCTATATGGTTATTAGTTAGTTCACCACTGGTGGGTATAGGGGTATCCCCACTGGTGGGTATAGGTCTATCCACTGATGAGTATAGGTATCTGCAATTAACAAGGCTAGATGTGTGCAAGTGATACAAGTTAGAAGTCCAATCACCGTCTTTATTTTTACGGTTGATCTGGCACAGTGCGCCCATGTCAATTAGTTCTTTCTTAGCTCTGTCCATTGTGTTTGTAGACGTGCCTAATTGCTCTGCCAATTTCTTACGCGACCAAAAACTAACACCGCGTTTGTTATCCCCGTTCTTGCGCAGCACTAGGTATAACTTGATGGCCGTAGCTGAAACATCCGACTCAAACACCCAGTTAGGTATCTGTTGGAATGGTAAAGGATCAACGTGAATTTCTGCTTTGTCGTTTTCCATTACAGATTTTCTTGGAACTCGACTTTAGACCATTTCAAGCGCAAGGCTTCTGCTACTGCTTGACGTTCTATCTCTGGCAAGTTAGCGATCTCGTCAAGGCTAACTTCTACCATCTCAGAGCCACACAAGAACTCTAGAACTGCAACTATTACTAGCTGATGTTCGTCAAACTCTGGCTCATCTATGTTGTCAATAACTTCCCAGACCTTAGCCCAATCAACCGGGGTAACTGCATCGTGATTTGCAAATAGTTTGTGGTCTGCCATCCAAGTTGTTTGGACTAACTGCTCGCTTGGTGTTCTCATTGTTTTGCTCCTGTCATTAGTTCTATTGCTGACCTGATTACTTGACTTACGTTTGCGTTGTGTTGGTGCGCCCATTGTCTAACTGCAAGCATTTGCTCATTGTTAAGCCGCAATGCAATTAGATTCTCTTTTGTTTCTTTCTGTTCGTCAGCCATTGCTAACCCTTCCTAGTTGTTGTCCTATTGACTCAATTACGTTTACTGTTACAGCGTTTCCCATTTGTCGGTATCGCTGTGAGTCTGATTGTGTTTCAGTCCAGCCATCTGGGAAACCTTGTAAGCGTTCACACTCCATAGGAGTTAGGCGGCGTACTTGTAATGGTTCAGCTATAAAAGTTTGCGCGTGATGTGACTGGACACTTGGTTGTAATGCTTGCAATGCTCTCGCCTGTTCTATTTCTGTTGCACTGAAATTGTTTGCTGTTGCATCTTCACGAATTGAGTAAGCAATAGCAGGAACATTGCCACCGCCAGTTCCCCAGCGTTGAATAACAGTCTGCATAATTTCATCGTCTGTCACGCGAACATCATTTACTCTCGTTCCGTCAATAATTAAAACAGATGGCATAGATGTTAAACCCCCACAAGATCGTAAAGTTTGAAAATTTTTATTATTTATTGCTGCGTTATATACATCAACAGATAAAACCAAAACCGTTGCCCTACTTTCGCCACCGTTATCAAATGCGTTCAAAGTCGTGCAAACCCCCCCCTGCTTCCAAGTTTCATCATCGTCTTCGTTCTGCGCTCTACGAGCTTTAACAAACCACAATTTTGTTATCTCCGACATACTGATTGCTTATCCCTTTTGAATCACTAGCGCATAAAGTTCCGACAAGTTCCGAACCTAAGACTGGACTAGCAGTGAGTCGCTGCCCCCCCCCAATGCACCGCCAGAAACGGTTAGGGTTGATACTCTTCCTTCTCGGTATCCTGCAAAGCTAGATTCGCCGTAGACTCCAACGCTGTTTGCAGAGGTGCTGGAAGTTGTTTGCCCCTCTTGTTGGCTCGCCTTAAAATTCCTTGTGCTGCTTTCGCACTTAGAAAGTATTTCTCTAAAGGGTTTTGTTCCAACACTTGCGATAACAAAGACTCTTCTACGGCGTTGGGGGACTCCGAAGAATTGCGAATCAAGCAAACGCCATTCGATGTTGCTATACCCTGAGTCGGCCAATGCAGTGAGGACTGCTCCGAAGTCGCGACCTTGATTGCTTGAAAGAAGTCCAGGCACATTCTCCAAGAGGATAGTTTCTGCTTTGGTATGCGTTGCGAAACGCAAAGCATCGTAGAAAAGTCCACTTCGTTTGCCAGATAAGCCAGCTCGCTTTCCTGCAACAGAGAGGTCTTGGCAGGGGAATCCTCCGCAAACAAGGTCAATGTTTCCTGTAAGTCCAATTTCATCAGCCCAATCTATTGCCGTCGTTACGTCATCATGTTTTGGTACGTTAGGGAACTGCAACTCAAGCACAGACCTAGCGTGTTTATCTATTTCAACTTGACCAACGCAAGTATGACCTGAGCGTTCTAGCCCTAGATCGAATCCACCTACGCCAGCGAATAAGGATACAAACTTCATAGGCTGAGGTTATACAGTCTGTCTAACAAACGCAAATAGGCAAAGTAAATGCCACCCGACAAAGCATAAGCAGGTGGCATCTACGGTCTAGGGATCGCCTAGAGCTGCGCAAGTTTCCCTAACCTAGCACGAAGATGCGCCAAATACACAATCGCATCATCCAGTTCTTCAAGGGTTTCTAAAACAATCTGCTCGCCTGATTTGGTTTCAATGCTTTGCTCAGTACCCCGGCTGTATTGCTCGTCACCTGTACCCATAATCCGTGAGCGCAAAGACTCAACGCACCGCGTAACTTGGTCAGCTAGTTCTTCACTTGTCATGGACTAACCGCACTTCACTGCACAAGCGACACGTTTCATAATCGCCCTCTGTTGATTTAACGTATAGCCAATCGTGGCTACAAGATTTTGGCATCATCCCACCTACCGTTTCCTACTGTTAGTGTCAGCATTCCTGCTGGTGCAGCTTGCCCTGATGAGTTCTCAAACCAAGTTGAGCCACCGTCTAGTGCTGGTGCTTGCATCCAAGTCTTGCGCCCTGACTGTTCAATTCGCAAATGGTGATAGTGACCAGTCAGTAGCAAGGTAGCTTCGCCAATGTCTTGCTGCCCGTGTGCCATGTTCTTCCACCAGTCCACTGCCTTGCCCCGGCACTGATGCCCGTGAGCTAGACCAACAACTGTGCCAGCCATGTCTAGAGTGACTGTAAGTGTGTCGTATTTAGGGAACACAAAACTAACGTGCTTGTAATCGGGATGATCTTCAAGCGCATCAGCTACGGCAGAAGCTGCATCGAGTGCAAACGAATCCGTGTAAGTAGTTGCCATTGAGTTTCCAACGCGCACCGCTTCATCGTGATTACCGGGAACGCAAGGCACAATAAGGCGGTCAGCCAGTGGCGCAAATGTTTTCACCATGTGCAATAGCAAACGGCGATAGACACGAATCTGTGAGGTTAGGTCTAGGTCTGTGCGCCAGATGTGCTTGCCACCTTGTGAGTTCATGCCCTCGATACAGTCACCGAGTTGTGGAATGTAGATAGTCCCAATGTCACGCCCTGCCTTGCGTAGCTCTTTGAGTCTGGCAACGGCTAAATCGGTCTTGTGTAATACATTCTTGATGATTTCTTCAGAACCACCACCGTCAATCTTTCCAACTTGGGTGTCTGCAAGTACCACAACATAGGCTAAAGAGCCTGAGCGTGGCTCTGTGGGCTTCCTAGAGGTATTGCTTGGCTTCCACTTCCCTACTATTTCCAGTAGGTCATCTATGGGAACGTGCAACGCGCCACTGGTAGGCACGAACGTAGCCCTAAATGACTCAAGCCATTCACCATCCCAACGCTGCCACTTGCTACGGCGCAGACCTGTGATGCGCCACTTGGCAGGGTCAAGCTCGAACTCAGCTAGTAGTTCAGCATGATCTGGTTCATCGCCTGCTGGTCTAGGTACAGAACGCAGAACGCCACCGCTTGAGTCGTACTCAATGCCGGGTTCAAAGCCCTTGGGTATTTCCTTAGCAACGCGCTTGCGCTGTTCGTCATCGCCTAGCTTTGAAAGATCATCTGCAAGACTCATTTACAAACACAACCTGTATCTTTAACGCCCCTAGCCCTGTGCCTGTTAATGGTTTGACGGCTTACCGGGTAGCCATTTTTAGTTAGGACTCTTGCAAGGCTTGTGGCTGAGTTCTCTAAATCGTCTATTGCTTTGCTTAGTGCTTGTGATTCTTTTGCTGGTAACTTTTTTAGGATGCGACTAATACCGCATTCGTAACTGCTTTTGCCAACAGTTTCTAGATCGTCAAGTAAGGTCACGGTGACCACCTTTCGTCTAGATAAGTCTAGAGCGCAAGTGTGTCAGGTTGTTGTTTTTTTGGTGCGTGTCGGCTTTGTAACGTGGTTCTCTACGGCAACAAGTCGTTCATCAACTTCAGTTAGCTTGACCTCAATGCGGTTTACTGTTTGCGCTACATCGCTAAGGCTGCGGCCACCGTTGGATTCTGGGTGGATTGGGTAAGTGGCTAAATCTATGTACGCCTTAATGGGCTTGACGATTGCCCACTTGATAGCCATGCCCACAAGTATTGCAATCGCGGTTAAAGCTCCTGCGTATTGCCCTATTTCAATTAGTCCCATTACGGTTGCCACCACTTAAACTGTCGCTCATCTGAATAACACTTACCGCCTACAACTTTATACTGCGCCACGATTGGGTAAGTAGTTTTGGACTCCCACCACATAGTGCCTTGCCAGTCTTTAGTTGTTTCGTCTGTAAATGAAAACGTGGTTGTGCCAGTTGTGTCGCGCTTACCGTCAGGAAGTAACCGAGCTAAACGCAACTTGACGTACTTAGGTCGCTTCTCGCAGTTAATGTGCAGCTGAACAAAGAACAAAGAACGCTCACCGCCAAGAACAAATGGGTCACAGTTCTTAAACGTCTGCCACTTGCCTGTAACGCTTTGATTGGATTCAACCTTGCACAGCCCAGACTTTTTAGCCATAGGAACTAGGTAAGGTTCAACCGCTTCAGCGTGAACTTGTGACGTAAAGACTAAAGATAAAGCGATAGCGCAGGCTGCTAATCGCCTACGCATTACTTCGCTAAGATCGCAGCTGGATCGAGTCCGCCACCCTTTTTCCAGCCCGGGCCTTTTTGCAATTCCATGTGAAGATGTGGCCCGGTTACGTTTCCGTCACGACCCACCTCAGCGATATGCATTCCAGTAGTAACCTTTTGACCGACCTTGACAAGGGCTTTAGAGCAATGAGCAAATAGAAGATGCCCACCTTCAACCTTTAGCAAGACTGAGTTCTGTCCAAATGCAGCACCCCAACATTGTCCGACCTTTACAACTGTGCCATCGCAAGGTGCAAGAATGTCAGTGCCAACAGGTGCAGCAATGTCAATGCCTTCATGCCTACCGCTTGACCATAATTTCCCCTTGACTCCAAAGGGCGTACTTACAGGGTGTCCTTTTATTGGCATTGCCATAATCTAATCCTCATCATCTTGTCTTAAAGGCAATGTTACCAGCCACACCAAAGCACCAATAAGAATCAACAAACCAGTAACCCGTTTAGCTGACCCGTCAAGGGTGAAGTAAGCAGTCAATAAACCTACAAACGTGTATGTTTCAGCAGTGATCTCACGCAGGTATGTCTTTAACCATTTCATTTATTTCATCCTTCTAGGTAGTGCGAGTTGAGTAACAATTACGGCAGCCACTACGACTGACTGCGATTCTTCGCGTTCTTCTGGTGTCATGTCTGAGCCAATGTTCATAAACGCTTCAGCAGCTTCAAAGACTGCAACGATTCCCGGCACACTTGCCAAAGCACTAGGCACTTCTAGAATCACAACTTGTTCATTTACAGGCTCTGGGGTTGGCTCAGGTGTTGGCTCTAAATTTGGCACTAAATCTGATGCGATAGGGCTTGGCTCTACGACAGGCACAGGAGCAGCCTCAGACACTTCTGGCGTAGGTTCAGGTTCAGGTACTACTAAGGGAATTGGTGTAGGCTCTGGTGCTTGTGTGGCTTCGATTGTGGGTTCTGGCGTTGGCAGTAACGTATCTGTCGGCTCTGGCGTTGGCGTTGCAGTTTGACTAGGTTCAGGCGTTGGCGTTGGCTCTGGGTTCAGGCTTGGTACAACGCTTGGGATTGGTTCAGGGCTAGGTTCTAAGGTCGGAATAACTGGCGGTTCTGTAAAGCTACTAGGAACTGGTGCAGGTTCGACTTCAATAGGAACGCCACCATCACCAACATCAAATGCCCCGGCAATAGTTACAACTGGCTCACCTTGACCGTAGCGAATACCGCGCCTTAGATTCTCAGGCAACCAACCAAAAGTAGTAACCTCACCATGCCAAGTCCCATTAGGGTACTTGTTAATCACTAGACGTATCTGTGTTAGATCACCTTGCGACTGTGGGTATGGGCGCAAACTCCACTCCACGCATAAGGTGCTATCAGTTGAGCCAAAGGAAACATAAGCACCCTGTCCCCATGTCACCCAGTCATAACCTGCAACGCTGACACTTGGGGTCTGTGGGTAATCGTGAAACGTTGCATCAGGCTGACCAAAGGTAAGAGTTCCGTTAGTAGTTACAAAGACGTTCTCGTATTCCGTCAGCCCTAGCTTTAGAGTGAACGGCAAATTGGCAGGGTAAGCCGTGTCATCGTGACCCGTGTAAGTGTAGGTATTGCAGACAACATTTGCCTGAACAGGCGTTGCCAGCATAAAGCCACCAACTAAGAGCGCAGTTACAGCTAGACGTAACCGCTTCATTTATTTCTTGCCGTTAGCCTTACCAAAAGCATCGTTGATTTCTGCTTCATCAAGTTTGCCGTCTGCAATGTAGGCACGCGCTAGACCCTCAAGCACAATAGCCACACCAAGGATCGCAGCCATACTTGCTGACTTCCACAACTCAACACCGATGATCGAACCAGCACCGATTGTTCCCATAACAGATGCAACAACTACTGCGACCATACGGGTAATAATGTCTTTGACTTGCTTGCGCTTCAATGTAACTCCAAAAGATTTAAGCGCAGGATGTTAGAACAAGTTTACTCGCCTAAAGGTGCAGGTGCGTTTGCTTGAATTTCTTCGAAGGCTGCAAATTCCTCGTCAGTCATTTCGCGTACCTGATCATCTATTTGAATTAGTGGGTTTGGCATTTGTTAAACTCCGTATCCGTAAACGTAAATAGTTCCGCCAGTCCATGTGCCTGTGTTAGTTGTAAAAGTTATTGCAGTGTATGAAGTGGTATCGTTCAAAAATCCCGATCCACTTTCCACAATGCCACCGCCTGCATATTGCTTGGTTTGATAATCGATGCCAGTCGGTTTAGACAAAAAAGGTCCAATCAAATCAATGTTACAATTCAAAGCACTTGTGCTGCCTTTAAGTTGTCCAACCCAAGAGGTGCTTGCCGAATAACCAGCACCAGCAACGGTGTTATCGGAATATGAACCGTACCAAGATTTTTGACTGTAACCAGTGGCTGTTGAACCCAAAGTAGTCAAAGAATAATTACCAGTGCTTGCAACTCCACCAGAAACTAAAATTTTGTAATTTTCATAAGTCGCACTAAATGCACTAGTTACTGTGACAGATGAAACACCAGATCCAATAGTCTGCTTCTTAATTAACTGCAAACCTGACATGCCAATCCAGTTAGCACCATCATAAGATTCGATCTGCTGTGTATCTGTGCGATATGTAGTCATACCCTCAGACGGAGTAGGAATAGCAGATGAACGTGCAGCCGTACCACCAAAGACCATAACGGATTGCTCCATTAGGTATGTGTTCACATCACTAGCAGTTAATACTTCACCTGCTGTGAATGTCTTTTTACCAGCACCAGCCATTTTGTTTTACTCCTGTGTTGTTTCTAAGTTTAGTTGATTTGCAGATGCAATTACTTCTTGAAATTCCGCAAATTCTTCGTCTGTCATTTCACGAACTTCATCGTCAATTTGAATTAGTGGTTTCATTAAATTGTCCTATATCCAAACACATAAACTGTGCCAGCAGTCATTGTTGAAGTTGAAATTAGTTGAAATCCAGTAAATGAATTAACGTCTTTATGAATTCCAGCCGTTGCTCCACCTAATGTAGAACCTGCTGGATTAGCGTGAAAAGTTGCATAAGTTGTTAAGAACGGATTCACAATATCAAAGTTTGCACTTTTACCATTTCCAGCGTGACAATAGCCAACGAAAGAAACTGACGCTACATCTGAACCTCTAGCCATTTGCGGTGTAGTACCTGTGTAGTCACCATAAACCATCGTGTAGGAAAAGTTATTGCCTGAGCCAGTTAGTTTTACACTGATGTTATCTGTTCCTGATGAAGTTCCACCTGCAACAATGATTTTATAGGCATTGTATGTTGCATTGAAAGCATCGGATACAGTTACAGTATTGACAGCAGTTCCAATAGTCTGTGTCTTTAGTAGAACAAGACCTGCTCTGCCAGCACCATTCAAAATGTAATCTTCAACGGCTTCAATCGCATCGTTGGCGTTTGCGTGTTGCGTTGAATGTGAAGGCAGGTTTAAAGAATCGTTGGCAGTAGGGTTCGTGAAGTTATCTACTGATGTCGGAAAGTTAGTCGGCATTTTTCACCTTAGAAAGCAAGTATGTATCCAAATTCTTCTTGTCCATCGTATCGTACAAGGTCATCATCGTACGAAGCAGTGATTGCATCGTATAACGGCAACGAGCCACCAAGTCTGCCGTAGATAGGGTCATCAAGAACAATAGGGAAGTCCTGAACCGAACCAAAGTCAAACGTGACTGTATGAGTGTCAATCCCAATGGTGTGCTTAATGCCTGTGACTAAGCCGTATCGCTCAATGGCTGGCGGTATTCCGTTAGGGGTAAACACAATCTTGATTACGTCTTGGATTTCAACGGCTAGAAGTTCTGCCTGATCTCCGGTGTTCTTATCGTGCAGGGTTACGTTTAAGCTGCTAAAGCGTAGCTCTGGTTGGTCGTAGCGACCTAGCAAATAGTCAGCCAGAATAAGTGAATCAGCATCGCTGGTTAGTAACAGCCCGTCTAGAGATAAAGTCTGTACGCCGTAAATGTCTTGGGATAAAAGATTGTCAGCTACCTGTGGCGTTCCACCCTCACGAGTAATTACCACGCGGTTGTAAAGGTTCTCTGACCCATAGATAACGGCAATGTTGTTATAGCCTACGGATTCTGCTCTACCATCGTCAGCAAAGATAAGGGTGTCCACAAGCGGTGGCACTGTGATTCGGTCACGGAATGTAAGCGCACCTGACTTAGACATAAACAATGCGCCGGGTTCTGTGGACTCAACCAGCTGCAGGTATTGCAGGGCGTTGGTGTTCTCTGGCACAACGTCTGCTTGCAGGGTTTCTTGTCCCGGGTCAATGTCGCGCTCACCAGCAGGCCAAGCTACTTCTGGGCGGTTAATAATTGTTTCAATACGTTCACCAGATAACTGAGCTACGTTTGTAAATGAGTCAATCTGAGTAGCCGATAACTGCAAGAAACCATCCACGCAGCTGATCGAAGCAAAAGACTTACCGCCTAGCTCGTAACTTAAATCCCAGTCATCTATGTAGCCGGTGAATTGACGGATGCCGTTGGTTTCAATAACCACTTGCTTTCTAGGCAAAATCTGGGAACGGTACGGGCTGTCCTCGTAGAACGGGTCAAAGGTTCTATCGTCATTGTGCAGGGTAACTGATGCGTTGCCTGCGGTGAAGCGGTCTAGCTCCCGTGACTTGCCCCGTGAAATAGAAGCACTAGCGACATAGTTAGTAACATCAACCAGAACATCGCCACCAAGAACATAGTCGCTATCAAGAACGCCACGAACTGGATCATCAAGCGCAAAGAACGAACCACCTGATGCTGTGAGGTCAAACGCAATGTAGACCTTAGTTTCTGGATTAGACATTTATGCGCTCGCAAATACCGGGCCACTGGTGCGCTCATATCTCTTAATGGCATCCACAATGTCACGACCAATAGAAGCACCGTCTGCGCCCATACCTGCATTCACGTTAATTGTGATCTGGCTTCCTAGCCCACCTGCGTTGCGACCTGACAAAGGCACAACGGCTTCTGGCCCGGCTTCACCAATAAGTGCAAGTGTTGGCCCAGTGACAATGCCACCCTTAGCAAAGGCAGGAACTTCAACACCAAGAGATGCAGCCAAGTCCATGATTGACTGGCGTTCACCCTTAGAAATCTTTGTGCCACTCTTTGATTTCTTACCTCTGGCTTTAGCGATAGCAGAATTAACTTGATCTATACCAGCCTGATTGACAATGCTTCCAGTAGCTGTGACCGATAGACCAGCAGCAGCAATGGCTGCCTTAACGCCGTCTACAAGAGCTTGACCAGCAGCAACGCCTGCGGAGTAGAACTGGGTAGCAGCTGACTCACCAACAGCATCGGCTACGGACTGAGTTGCAGAAGTCAGGGTATTGACTTGATCTACAACAGTTGCGCCACCGGCAATGATCTCATCGGCAATCTTTGTACCAGCATCCGCGCCTGCTTGCAGTACCTGACCAATGGCAGTTTCAGATAGCCCCATGCTAATAAGGGTTTTCACCTTGTCAGAGAACTGAGATGCTAAAGATGCCTGATCTTGCAACACTTGCAGGAATGTCTTACGGTTTGTCACCGAATCAGTTGCAGCCTTTTGAGCATCTTGCAAACTCTTTAGTGCTTCCTCTTGGGCTTCAATATTGTCAGTCTTTAGTGCCTTGTCGTAGTTCTCTTGTGCCTTAACTAAATCAAGCTGTGCTTCCTTAGCCTTAGTAATGGAGTCAGTAGAACTATTTTGCGCAGAACCAAAGTTTACGATTTGACTAATTGAAGTGGATACAGAACTTGCGTAATCCTTGAACTTTTGTTGAGCATCTTGCAAAATTCCATTTGCCCCAGTTAATGCTTCACCAAACTTAGCAATCTTTTCAGCAGCAGACTTGCTTGCTCCACCAACGGACTTTTTAGAACCACCACCACCGCCACCGCCACCCGGAGTGTCAATAGCTTCTGAAAGTTTTTTAGCTTCATTTGCGATATCAGAAAGATTAGATTGTTCTTCCTTTAGTTGCTTGCTGAAATTGCCATAAGCTACGCCAGCACTATCTATGCCCTTAATCAAGAAATCAAGATTTCCCACTTCCTTGATTACATCGCCACTTTCTAAAACTCTCTGAAAGGCGTTGTATCCCTTGATGAGGATGTTAGTTGCAGCTGATACTGCGTTTCCTACTTGAACAAAAGCAATAACTACGCCACGAATAGTCTTGAAAATTGCTTGACCCCAAGACATGGTGGCATCAGTACCTTTAACGAATGCAGCAATGATTAACAGAATCACAGTCGGGATAAGCACTACACGCTTTACTAAGAACTGGAATGCAGTAGCAAGACCTTGCACCATCTTGATCATGTATCCAACAGCAACCATTGCTGGGCCAAGTGCAGCAGCAAAGAAACCAATCTGAATGGCAGTAACTACGGCTTCTGGTGAAAGAGTCTTAAAGGCTTCGATAAATCTCTGCATAACTGGCAAGACTTGGTTACGAATAACGCCAACCACGTTGATCATAATTGGCATAAGCACTGCGCCAAATGAACCAGATAAATCCTCTATCTGTGCGCCTAAGAATTTCTTTTGGTTAGCAAGACCGCCAGCAGTACGAGCTACGTCACCTTGCTGTAAAGCAGTATCCCTAAGAATAAGTGCGTAAGCAGCTTGGGACTTTTGAGCAACTGTCAAAACGCCTTGACCGTTGTAGATACCTAAGTTCAGTGCTTCCTGACGTAAACGCACATCATTAAGAGCAACACCGAAACGCTTTAGCGGTTCTGTTTCCCCGGATAGACCAGAGCGCAATGCGGTTAAAGCATCGTCAATAGGCACGTTGTTAAAGGAAGCCATGTCAGCTGCAAGTTCAACCAAGCGCATAGACATTTTTGCAGACTCAGCCTGACCAATGCCAAAGGCTTGGAACAAGTTGCCGTAAGTACCAGCAGCTTCTAAAGCAGCTCGTGTTGATACACCTAGAGAAGCAGAGGTTGTTTTAGACCACTTAGCAAGTTCGCCTGCCTGTGTCTTGAACACGGCATTAACTTTGGCTTCTGCTTCTGCAAGATTAGAAGCATCTGTAACGGTCTTGTTCATTACAACGCCAAGACCTGCAAGTGGCAGGGTTACGTTTCTAGTAAGGCTCTGACCTGTGCTTATGAAACTCTTACTAATGGATTGAGTAATACCACCAAAGGTATTGCCCATTGCTCTGCCGTGTTTTTCAATGTCCTTGAAAGACTTAGTTAAGCCAGCAGTGTTGCCAATAAATTTGACTTCATAGCTTTTGCTTGCTGTGGCTGCCACTAAGACTCCTAAGTGGCAGAAGCACCTGCCATTAACTCTAAGAATTCACGGAGCATATCTGCCCGTACTTCCTTTTGACTCATTCCATTGTACCTAGATAAGTCAATGTCCTTAAATTCTATTTCACATTTAGTGCATACTTTGCTGAGTGTGCATCTGCATTCCCAGTGGTCTACTGGTCTTTGTGACTCACGCCTTGTAACGGTTACAGGTGGTCGGTCTGTATAGCGGTGTTCAGGTGCTTGCATGATTTCGCCATTGCCACGAATGGTCTGGTGATCTGCATTAGGTGCGTGTTGTGGTGCAAAGAAAATACGGGCTGGGTCGCTGGTCTGTGGATCGCCAACAATGTCTAGGAACTCGTGCATCTGTTTCCAGACTGAATACCATTCGTGGCTAGGCACAGGTTCAGCAAACGGGATAACAATGTGCCAGTGCTGGTCATCAGGTGCGTGGCTGTAAGTCGTGTAGGCAATGAACTCAAAGCCTTGCAGTTTGTCTAACGTATTGTTTAAGGCTTCGCCGTCTAGATCAGCAACGAATGCGTTGATAGCAATTACGTTCTTGTTACCTCTAAAGCCGTTCTCAACGTAGGTCACGGGGCTGTATAGATGCCCCTTGTATTTGTCCTCACGCTGGGCGTGATGCGAGAGCAGGCTTACAAAGCTAGCCCAATCATCTGCGTATGGCTTAGGTCGGTTATCTTTGACTGACCACCATTTAACTGCGTACATAGGTCAGACGATAGCACTTGTTATACGCTATGTCTAGCCCATTTAGAGCTTGTAAAGTATGCGTTCTAAGGCTCTTAGGTATTCCCTGTTAATCGTTGGGGACATGGCTTCAATGGTTGGCCAGAACCAATAACCCCTATTGCCTGAGCCTAATCTAGGGGAACGCTTAGGGAATTGACTCAATCTGTCAGAACCAAATTCAGAGCCAAAGAATACGTCACCTCTAGTGACTTTAGTTTTACGCCTACGGTTAGGGCGCGATTTAGATACGAACGCAGCAGAGCCATTTAATCTAACGACTGGCACACGGTCAGGTCTAGCCCTAAAGCCCTTAGCAACTTCCATAGCTTGTCTTGGCTTCTCGGCATAGGTTGCGTGAGATTGAACCTCTGTAACCACTTTGCCAATTAGGTTTACAGATGCCTTGCGAATCTCTTGATTGAACTCAGGGTCTTGCTTCGCCCAGCGAGCTAGTGACGGGTACAACCCGGCAATCTGAATCTCAACCTGAGCGTAGCCAGCACGACCACTTAGAAACTCTGACTTAGCCATTTAGTTCCCCTGACTGTTTCGCCAGCGCAGATACATACCCATAGTGAAAAGCATACGTTCAGATTCTTCCATTAAAACTGATGGAGCAATACCAGTTTCAACGGATAGATAAGCCAGATACCAGTGTTGGGATGAGTCACCCAACCCAGTTATTTTGGGCTTTCTTCACTCGCTTCAATAGTGTCTACTTCATCGCACCATTCCTCGAACGAAAGGTTAGTCTTACCCTTACGTTCTAGCCAGTGCCACGCAAGCCATAATAAGTCGGTAATCCGAAAATCTGCTTCTAGTGAAGCAACACTTTTAGTGAACTTGTCCTCGAATGCAACAAGGTCACGAGCAGTGGCAGAAACTTCCTCTACCGTCTTATCTTCAAAAGTAACGCGCAGGTTGATCTTCATACTATGCAGACGTTCCGCGAACGATTGTGCCTGATGTTGGCCAAGTTACAGAAAGGGTAGCAATGTCACCAACGCTGGATGCAAATGGTGTGTAGCTGTTCACTAGGCAAGTTGCTGTGTAGCTTGGGTTAGTTGAATTAACAGTTCCTGATGTTGGAACGATTACAACAGTAGCCAAAGTGTTTAGCAATGGGAATAGGGTTGCATCTACTGAGGATGAACCAAAGTCCTGCATGAACTGCAAGGTGATTGAGCCAGACTTTAGACCACCAACACGGGTGCGGAAATCGCCACCAAATGCAGTTGTTTCTAGATCGTCTGATTCAATAGCGAGTTCAACGCTGTTTAGGTTTGTCGAGAAGTTTGTGCCGTTGATTGTTACCTTGTAATCGGTGGCTGCGAATTTCGCCATTGTGTGTTGCTCCCTTAGTCTGCGTAGCAGAGAACTAGGAACTCTGCTGCTAAATAGTTTACTTCACCGACTGAGATCGTGGCATACGCTCTCATATCGGTAACTCTTAAATCATACACTTTCCCACCAAGTGTTTTATCTCGCTCAATAGCCAACTTGATACTTGATGCCCCGGTGCTGGAACAGAAAGCATCTATGGCATTTTGGGCTGATCGTTCAGCTACACGACCAACTAAGACAATGACGGTAAACGTATAAGTCTGCATTCCTCTTTGGAATGTGTCATCGTAGTTAATCGAATCAGGCTGAACTATTGCTATCGGTGGACTTGGGTTATCAGGCATAACGGCTGCTGTGCGTAGCCCAGTAATGCTGGCAAGGTTAGTGGCAATCCCTGTGCGGATTTCAGATAGTTGAGCCATTAGGCAAAGTTTCTCATACGGCGATAAGGCGAAACCAACTGTGCAACGTCTGGGTCAATGTCCCTAGTAACAGAGATCGCGCCAAGATCGCCGAAGCCAGCTACGCCAAGCGGCGAGTCTAAACGCTTAAAGATACGGCTGGCCTGAATGATGCAAGCCTGAGTGATAGCGATTGGCACAGATGAGTAACCAAAGACGGCTGTTAGTTTGATAAGTGCTTGACCTGACTCAACCGGGAACAAGTAATTCTCGACAGCACGAATGCGTGTGTAAGGAACTTGTAGACCATCTACGTTGCCGTTAAGTGGTTCTAGTTGATAGTCACCCACGGCCCAAGTCGTATCAAATACGCCATCGCCAGCAGAAGAACTTTGTAGGGTTATTGCTGTACCAGAGATATCGTCAATCTGGGTAATGTAAGAATCGTCAGCTGCGTAGTAGCGCGTGGCTGTACCAGATGAATAAAAGTAACGCCCAGCGTGTCCGTCAATAGCTCGTGATGCGGACTCAACAGCCATCTCTAACAGGCTGTCATCTACGGTGTCTTGAATTCTAAGTGCGGCTTTGAGCTGCGCTAAAGTTGCGTATCCGTTGTTTATTGCCAAAGTAACTCCTAAGTCTAGGTCTATTCTACTTGCGTTCTACTAATGCCCTACGGATACCTTCACGCAAACTAATCTGAGGTTTGAAGTAGTGATGTGACTGATAAGGATTACCAACACGATACTGAACACCAACTGGCGCAGTAAGTATGTGGTTGAAGATTGGTTTGAGTTCTGCTTCCTCGCAGACCATTTGAGCCAAGTCATTAAAACTCGTAGGAACTCCAGAGCATAGATTCCAAGTACCGTCATACCCAGTCTGAACGTGCCAAAGCACAGCCTGAACAATGTCCTCAATGTGGATGAAGTCGCGTACCTGCTCACCGTCACCCCAAATGTCAAAGACTTCAACCCCGGCTAATGCGCGGTCAATGAAACTAGGGAACGGATAATCGGCATCTTGGTCTGAGCCGTAGCCGCTAAACGGTCTAAAGATAAACATCTTCGAATCAGTGACAAACTGGGAAAGGTACTCCCCGGTTAATTTTGCCCAGCCGTAAGTTAGGTCAGGATTACTAACAGCATCTAAGCGAATGTCTGACTCTGCTAAACGGTATCTGTGTTCTGGCTTTTGTAGCTCGATTGGGTAAGCAGCCGAGCTAGAGAAGTAGACCACGTTCTTAGGCTTAGTCTTTTGCACCCAGTTAAAGAACTCCGCATCTATGGATAAGTCTGTGGCTACGCTAAGTGGCTCACCTTCGATAGTTGCCCGACCACCAACAATGGCTGCTAAGTGAATTACTAGATCAAACTGTTCTGCATTTTCCTTAAAGAAATCCCTGCAATCGTTGCCGTCTTTCAAGTCAATGCCGGTTATGTCGCTATCAGGCAAAGCCTTAACAAAGTTGCGACCAACAAAACCCTTATGCCCAGTAATAAGTATCTTCATTACCAAGCCTTGACGTTCTCAACATCGTTAGCAAATTCTGTGGCTAGGTACTCAGCAAAGATAGCCTGATCGCCGTTGTGCATTTCTACGGTGTTTACAGCTGCGTATCTTTCATCGTGTTCAGCCTTACCGTTTGTGTAGTGCAAATGTTCAATAATTACCTCTGGCAAGTAGTTCACGTTCTCTAGAGCGTTGCCCATAGCAAGCCAATAGTTATCTAAGAACAAATGCTTTAGGGCTGGCGGTGACATAAAGCCAGTAGCCCTAATGATCTTGCTAGACATAACTACGGCAGTTGGCAGGTTCTCGCCTTGCAGTAAATCGTTGCCATAAGCAATGCCCGGCTCTGTGCCAATAGCTTCTGCAAGTTTTGTATCCCATCCACCAGTGCGCGGTAAGTGGTCATCACCCATAAAACAGATGTAGTCATAGTCAGGAGCAAACCACAAAGCCCAGTGATTAAGAGTGCCGTTCATTCCCATACGGTCAGCAATGCAAACCTTGACGTTATTCAAGCCAGCAGTTTCTGCCATCAAGCCATTGTAAGTTTTAACATCATCAGCATCTATGGCAAAGACAACCTCTGTAAAGTCTGCCGTTGCGTTAATGGCTTCAAATAATCTAATGGCGTTATCGTTGCGCCCTCTTGTCGGAATGATTGTAAGCATTCTCATTGCTGCACCAGTTTCCAAAATGTATCGCCTGCCTTATCTACCATGTGGCGCAGTGCATCTGCATCGTGCCAATCCTCAACGCTTGTAATTCCTACGTTGTCGTTAGTGTGAATCCTGCAACCTGAAAGCACCGCTTCCATAACTGCCCTGCATTCTGACTCAAAGGCTAATGGTAAATGCACAAACCATTCCACCCTTGCCATTGCATCTAGTACCTGTTCACGCGGTACGTCTGTTAGAGCTTTGAACTCATAGCCTGCTTGTGCTGCCCAAGCATGAGCGCGTAGCTGACCTTTTAAGGGGTGATTCCTAGCAGCCCATAATGCTATTGGTTTCTTATCCATGTGGTCATAGCACTTAATGGTATCGAAGTAGCTTAGAACCTGCGCCGTCTTGGGTGGCTTTGTCCAAGATAATTCTCTGCGCATGTGTGCCGGGGTATGGGTTACGAATAAGCGAGAGCCACGAATTAGTGAGTTAAGTCCTGCGCGTGGAGTTTGTAAGTGATGAACAAATACGAACGGGTCATACTCTGAAAGTCTGTATAACTGTTCATCTGTGAACGCATCTGTTCCCGTGACAATGACTGAATCGAATTGGTGTATGTCGTGTGTATCAAATGTCTGTGGAGTGACAATCTCAATGTCGTAGTCCAAGGGTGCTTGCAAGCGGTATTCGTAGTCTGACATTTCTGCCCCACCTGCAAACTGCCCCGTGAATAGCCCTGTGGGACTCACAGAGCCACCCAGAGCCACGTTAGGCGCATTCTCTATGTGATGCGTGTACCAGCCTATTTTCATGCTTATAGTCGCTTGTAGGCTTTAGTGTCTAACACGGCTAGGGCTGGCTTCCAATGCTCCTCAAATACGGTATCGGCGTTATACGCCTTGGCAAACTCCTGCGCCTTTTCTGATCTGCCACGACCACGCTGGTATGCCTGCTCTAGCGCATCAACAATGCCGGGAACGCTAGGCATGTGGAACCATGAGGATTGCGGTGCATCCCATAGTGGCTGACCCTCGATTAACCAACCATCACCTAGTAGCTCGGTTGAAGCTGCAAAGTCGCTAATGATTACAGGTGTGCCACAGGCTTGGGCTTCTATGGTTGGAATTCCAAAGCCTTCGCCATAAGAAACTGCAAGTAATACATCCATAGCTGTATAGATAGTCGCTAAGGTTTGCTGGTCAATGCCAGTGCGATAAACGTAAGGATCAACAAACTTAAACTTGTCCTCTGGTACTCCACAGGATTGAAGCAGTTGCAATAACTTGATTCCACCTAGTGCGCCCATTTGATCTGTGTGCAAATACAGAACTACGTCATCGTGCTTTTGAGCAAACATAGAGAACGCAAGAATGTTCTCACCGAATGCCTTGCGGTTAGGACTTACGCCTTTGTTGGCTGCGTTCATTCCAACAACAAACTTGTCCTCACCAACGCCTATGTAATCTCTGCCAGTAGTTCCCTTGTGGCGTTTCATTGGCTTAAAGACTGACTCAATACCGTGTGGCACATAAAGGGACTCAATGCCTACGTTCTCAATCATTGCCTGACCGTATTGGCTCATAGCAATAGGAGTTACGAAATCTTGTGCAAGCCACTTAGTTACTTCTGGCGGTGCAGGGATGTGATCTATTGGAACCCAACTTGCTACGTTCCAGTCAGCCCACCTTGGGCCTTTGAACACCCAAACGTCATAAAGAGTAAAAAGGATGTGACCTTGCTTAGGGTGGCGTGAAGTCCAGTCGTGCATGTGTGCTGGCACTACATCGTTTGAATACATGTCTGCGCCACGCTGATAAACGGGAATCCCGTTCCATTCGTTGTTGCTTCCCTCTAGTCCGTAGTTGCTAAAGATTGCAACATCGTGACCAATCTCTTTTAGTCGCTGAGTTACTTGCGCTGTTTGAGTTCCATAACCAGTTGCAGCCCAAGGCGCGTTACTGTTCCAACCGATTGCTAATTGCTTTGACACAGGGAGTTCCTTTATTCGCAGGTGCTTTGACCTTACATTAAAACATAGTGAAACAAAAGCAGAACCCCACCAAGCCTGCGCTCCCGGTGGGGTTCTACGTTTTGGGGTTCCCTAATTAGGAAGCTGCTCCAGCAAAATACTTCACATGTGAAGTCTGGATTAGGTTTCCATCCACGCGCATTGTGGCGCGGAAGGTAATTAGGTCGTTCTGGAATGCGTAATCGTCTGAACGATCTAGGCGTAATCCACCAACGGTGCGAGCAAAGTAACTTGGCAAGTGACCAAAGATTACTGACTTCGCGCTTGTTGCTGGAGCTGCCATTGCTGGGTTCTCAAAGATTGGGTAGCCAAGCAATAGATCACGAGCATCAGCAGATAGGGATGGGCTGAACAGGTACTGTCCGGCTGAATCCTTTAGCTTACGAACGGCAGCGATTGACTGAGCGTTCATTTGCCATCCTGTACCCGGTAGGGTGCGACCTGCGGTATCAACGCTGTAAACCAAGTCAATTAGGTTGTCAGCAGTGAATGCGCCTGTTACGCCAGTTCCACCAGTGATGCCTGAACCAGCAGCAGTTACGATGCCTGTTGGCTGTACTGTTCCTGTTCCAGTTGTTAGTGCGCCATTGACTGCATAGCCAAGTGCGTTACCGGTCTGAGTTGCAAGGAATCCAAGAATGTCCACGCCTGCATCTTCAACCATTTCACGGCTGATCTGAGTTAGGAACGAGTACTTGTATGCACCAAGGGTCTTGAATGCATTGAATGTTGGATCGCTTTCACCAATAGCAGCAGCTTCGGAAGAAACTGTGCCTGTGCTGTATGCGCTCAAGCTAGGAATCTGCAAGTTCTCGCCACCAGCGGTGTTAAGAATTGTTGAAGTTTCTAGCATTGGGCCAACGTGACGAGCAAGCATGATTACCTGATCGTAGAAAGAGGTCGGTACTGGTGCGCCAGTTGAACCCTTTGTTACATCGCGCTTCTCGAACGAGTGGGAACGAATCTCACCACGAGCTAGGGAACGGATTAGTTCAGCTTCGTTGATTTCTGGAACAGATGCAACGGCTGGCTTAACTTGTGCTTCAAAACCCTTCATGGCTTCAGCAGCGCGGTTTTCGCGTTCTGCCTGAGCGTTCATGGTTTCAATTACCTGTGAACGTGAATCAAGGTCAGCCATGATGCGGTCATAGGTTTGGTTTTCTTCTGCGGATAGATCGCGCTTTTCAGCTGCTGCTGAGTCAAGAAGAGCCTTTGCTTCTTCCCAAGCCTTTGCACGAGCTTCTGCTTGCTGACGAATGTAGTCAGACATGTGAACTCCTAAAGTGTTTGATTGGATTGGTCTTACAGTTTCTGCGTGGCTCCACGACAGTTGCAGCAACGGCGGCTCCGCACAATGCTTATCTAATTATGGCACAAATAAAAACAGACCCAGATGCTTCCCCACATCTGAGCCTGTTCTTTGAATTTAGATTAGAACGCTTTAAGCATTAAATCAAGTTGCTTGCGCTTGATCTCTAGCATGTCTGCTTCTGCTGGTTTGTCAGCGCGTAACTTCTGCACTACTTCACTAATCAAGTCAGCGTGGTTAGCATCTAGAGTTTCCCCGGCTTCTAGCTTTAAGATCGCATCGCTTAGAGCATCAACATCAACGGCGGTACGTTCTGCCAGAATGTTTAACGAACGAACACTTGCAGTTGTTGCTTCATAGGCTGGGAATCCAGTAACGATAGAAACTTCGTGCAAACGAACCTGATGCAGTTCACGGGTTGCGCCATCGCTTGACCAAGCATCACCCTTTGGTGGAACGCTAAAGCCGAATGACATTGACGAAACATCGCCACGCTTCATAAGAACCGATAGATCGCGCCCTGCGCTAGTGTCTGGCAATTCAGCCTGAGCAAGTAGACCGCGTGAATCCTCAGATAGTTTCAAAGTTCCAGCGCGTGTAGAGCCTAGAACTACGTCTGTGTTGTGGTTCATAAATAGCTTGATCTCGTTGCGTGACTTTAAGGAACGCTTAAACGCACCCTCACGGATTACTTCTGTGAACGGTAGTGGCTCTGACGGGCTGTTAAACACGGCTGCATAGCCAGTGAAACTCATGCCATCGCTAGATGCTTCCCCATTACGAACATCAAATTCAACGGTATTAACACGGCGTTCTACATTGGTGGTCATTGACTGCCTTTCATCCTTGTTTAAGTTTAGCGCGATACTTCGCCATTTCTCGTTTTGTAAATCGTTAGCGGTACGTTCCTCAGCCCGGATACGTTCCACAACACCTTGCGCATAATCTAAAGCGCGTTGCGCCTGTCGCTTGGTCGGGCCACTTCCCCAAAGTAAATGCGCTACAACTCCTGCGCTTGGGTAGTTATCAGAGTCAGGGTTTGCATCTGGTGAATCTAGATCGCCTAAGTGACGAGCAATCCAAGCAGCAGTCCGAATCCACTTATCATCTGAAACTTGACCATCTGCCATAAGACGGGCTTCACGGATAGTGCGCTCAACTAAGCCATCGCCACCTAGACCCTCAGCGTTGTATTCAAGTCCACGCCTAGCAGCTGACCTCATGTAAGCAGGTGCATCTTGATTTATAGCGCGTAGATCATCTTCATCTTGATCCATGTCATCCAAATCATCATCTGACTGCCAAGCGTTGCAGTAGTAACCACCATCAACAAATTCATCCCACTTACGGCAATAAGCCTTAGTGCCATCTTCGCTAACTACGTCATCGTCATAAAAGAAACAGTTGCCACAGGCGCGACCTTCTGGAACATCTTGCGCTAGTGCTGGGCGATAGTTGTCAGGCAAGGCGCGTTCACCGCCGGGTTCCATATCCTCAGCTACTGATACGGCAACCATTTGATCTATCGCATCTTGCTTAGTTGTATGACAGCCGATAACTTCGCCGTCATCTTTAATAGTTGCCCAACCTGAGCAACCTTCTGCGCTATCTGTTATGAAGTACGGCATCAGTCCTGCTTAATCACTAGCACTTGAATTTCTACTGCGTTTGTATCTGACACAGCCCAAAGATCATCACCCGGGCCAATAGTAATCATAGAAGTTTGAGTTGCCACAGCGTGAATACCTGTTGAAGTTGTAACACCTGAATTGCCAATGTAGATTTCACTATTCTGCGAGTGTTCGTGATTGTGAATGCAAACGTGTTGATTCATGCGATCAGGTGGCACTATCTGGCGCGGTGTGTTTGCAGTTAGTGTGAACTGCGCTGTTGAGATTGGCATTCAAATCCTTAGAGCATTAGAAGCAAGTCTGCTTCATCTTCTAGTATTGACCATTCTACTTGCGCTTGAACGCTCATAGAGAATGCTGGACTTAGTGCAGAAGTCGTAGCCGTAATTGTTGCAGGCATTCTTACAGGTCGCGCTGGTGGTGTTTCTACAATTACAGGCGTTGGTGGTTGCGGTAGTGGCTCAACCTTTGGCTGGCGTATTGGTGGCGCAGGGTATGGGCGATTAGAACCGTAACCTGCTTTCTCTGGTTCTGGCGGTGTCGGCGATATAACAGTTGCATTAGCCGTAGCTTGTAGTTCACCAAGAGAACCCATAAATACGGGTTTGATTGTTGGCAGGCTGTTTGCCGTTGAAGTCATTGCACCTAGCTCAGATGCAGCCGTTGCAATGTGTGTAACTGTTGCACTTGCAGCGTTAGCAAGATCACCAAGCGGAGCATCTAATACAGGCAGAATTTGTGGAATAGTTGTAGCTGTGGAATTTATAGACCCTAGCAATGCAGTGGATGAAGCCGTGTGGCTTACCCCTGAAATGCTTGAACTGGTCAATGCTCCTAAAGCACTAGATGCAGAAACTACGACATTTGGCGTAGATGCAATGCTTGCGCTTAGACCATTTAGACTTGCTGAACTTCTAGCCAACTGAGTAAACGTGCCGTCATAGGTAGATACGGCTGAGTCATAAACTAAGTCATTTGCTGAATAGGCAGACTTGCCACCTACGGCTGATGAATCTAAAGCGCGTTGATCTAAGACCATCTGCGCAAGTCGCGCTAGACGGTCAAGGTTTAATTCAAAGTCATTGAGTTCTGATGAACTCATGTCTTAGCTCGCTAGTGTAAGCGAAGTTGTAAATGATCCTGATGAGATCGTGTAAGTATCGCCTGCGGTGTAGGGATTACCTGTGATCGTTCCAGAGAACAAGAAACTTCCATCAGTTAGTGCATCCCAAGCGGTAAAGAATGTTGCATCTTGTGAACCGCTAATGTTTGTCCACGAAACGTCAGCATCAGAAACAATAGACCCAGTAGATGCGCCAGCAAATGAAACAGCCTTGCGAGTAGTTTCAGTTGCGCCGTTGGCTGTGCCAGCAGCACCGGGATCGCCTATGTGTAGTTGCACATAAACGTTTGTTACGGCGTATGCGGTGTTATTGCCCAAAGCATTTAACAAGCTATTCGCTAAGTGTGCGCTCATTCCAGTAGCCATTAGCCCTCAACTCTTTCAGTAACAGTAACAATCTTGCCATCGTCATCACGTTCAACGGTTCTAATGGTTGTGCGCTGGTGCGGTGCTTCAACAGTGATGTTAGGCGGTGCGACATTTATCACGGCTGGCGGTACATTCACAACTGTTTCAGGCATCTGCACGCTTACATCGTGTGTACGTTGTACGTCATAAACAGACTCAGGGTTTTCTGGGTCAATCTGTGAAATCGGTTGCAACTGGGTAGTTGGCAAGCCTGTATGAGTAATTGCTGGCAAGCCTAGAGCAGATAGAACGCTAGCAGGATCGAACCCAGAATAGATAAGTTTCTGAGCCATCGTGACACGCTTGTCGGTTTCAACGAGTGAAGCAGCACCCAGATCCACGTTAGCCAAAGGAACGCGATAAACGTCACCACCTGTAACAGGTCGCAAATCTTCGAATCTTCTAATGTCATTGACTGAATAGAATCCTGCCTGTGAACCGATTGAGTAACCATTCATTCTGGTAGCAAAGTCACCGCGAAGTAGACCGTCTACATTAAAACGAATAAACGCACTATCTGGTAGCAGTGCGCTGTAAGCATCTTCAATCTTAGCGATGTATGGGCGCAAGGTATGGGTTACAAAGTTAATGCTGTTCTGCTCAACTGATGCGTAAGACATTGCACCCGGTGTTGTAACGCCGATCATGTGCGGTGGTACGCGGAAGATTCTTGCAACTTCCTCAATGGCTAGCTTGCGACTGTCAAGCATCTGTGCTTCATCAGGGTTAATGCCAGTCTTTACAAACTTTGCGCCACCTGTAAGCAGACCAGTTTTGTGTGCCTTACGGAAACCATCGTGACGGTTGCTAAAGCTATCAACCAGTTGCTTGGCTTGATCGCTCTTTAGGTCTTGTGGGGTTTCAATAATTCCCTGAGTAGTTGCACCCTGACCAAAGAAACGTGAAGCGAAAGACTGCAAAGCACTAGAAAGACCAAGATTGTCTTTCATCTCTGTAACACGCGACATACCGCGTAGATCGCCAGCCTTGCGTAGCTCGGTAATTTGTAGCATGTCGCGCTTGCTAACTGGAACGTCTTGGTTATCGTCAATAATGTATTCGATTTCACGAGTGCGAATGTTGCGCACTACCTGCACACGATTAGGTGCGATACAAACTAGGTTAACTACATCGCCACGATTGTCACGGAATACACGGATAAAAGCGTTGCCGTCTAGCAATAGGGAAATAAGAACTTGCTGGTAATGCTCGGAGCGCAGTAGGTCTACATCTGGCTTCTGAATCCAGCTAGGTTGTGGGCGGAAAGGTACGCGGTCACCATCACGGCGAATGAAACAATCAACTGGCAGAGTGCTAATGGTGTCAGAGATCAAAAGCACACAAGCGTAAAAAGCATTTATCTTCATTGCCTGTGTTTGATCTATGTTCGTTCCTGCTTCTGTTGTGAAAGCAAACGAATCGCCAGAACCCCAGATAGACTGGAAGCTAATTGCGCGTTCCTCTTTATTACCGCCGGTCAAATTACCAAGCATTACTTGCCCTTCTCAAATGCGATACCGACAAGCAAAATACTTATGCCAGCTGCGACTATTCCTAATGGCAGGATGAACAAACCTAGACCTATTGAGATTGTTGCTAGACCAACCACTTG